TTATTTCAGGATCTGCGTTTGAATCTTTGTAATTACGAGCTACATTAACAGAGTCAGCAGAAGCAAATGGATAATGTTTCCCAGCCTGTGCCAATCCTCTTAACATATGAATATGCGGCAAATGCCTGTGTTTCTTAGATAGCAAATTAAACGCTTCATTAATTCTGTTGTTCCATTGGGTTGATCCTACTTGCCAGTAATCGCCTGAACTGCCAAAACAAACTTTGGGATATCGGTCAGTTAAAAATAACAAGTAATCTAAATCTAAGTTTAAATGCCAAACTGGTGCAGATAAAAAATCAGGAAATGGATATTGTAATAATAATTCTTTTTGTTGTTTAATTGTTCCGCCTATTACATCAGGTATAATTCCCCAATGTGGGTGTCCAAGTTTAGGCTCAAGCCAAGCATACAATTTATTATAATCGGTTTGCTTGCCCTGAGTATAAGCTGTGAAAGCACCATTATCCCACATGATAGACTGTCCTATTTGCAAACAAACATCTGCATCTCTTGCATCTGCAAAGCTAACACAGAAATGTTTACCTGCCATGCTATAGAGTTGTTCTTTCGGAGTTAATGGTGTTCCATGATAATGAATCATTGTGATGATATGACCTTTACACCTAAATGAGTGCCAATCAATTCAACATTGTCATAGGCTGCTTGTAAAATTTCATATATTTCTTCTTGATAATACTTTTCATGGTATATTCTTCTCTGAAATTTGCTGAAATCTTCAACTTGTATTTGTTCTTCAGATTTTACTTGAACATCATAAATATTTACCGAGTCATCATTAGGGCAACGACAAACTAATTTAAAGTTGTATGTATGTATCATTTTTATCTCCTATAATTATTGTATTTTATGCAGAACCTTCAGCTTTCCCTTCCGTTTCTGTAGCTGTATCTTTTTTTTACATGCTCAGATTCATCTTTGTATCTGTGATGAGCTGAACTTTCTCCCATGATTTCAGCTAATCCAGATCCACCAAAGTTTACTTCTGGCTGTACTCTTATGTACCTCATGTCATCAACTTCATTAACAGCAATCGGATTGTCTTCAAAGATCATTTCATCTTCGGCTGGTTCTATTTGTTTGCTAGATAACTCTCTATAAAGTTCTTTAACTTCCATGTTACCACCAGTTCCGTACCCTCTACAGTCACCGCACATCTTGGCTGTGTTTCTTCTATTCTCAACACGACCTAGTGTTTGCCCACACAGTTTGCAGTTATTGTATTTATGTTCTATGCGATCAACAGCAATTTGTGCTTTAGTTCTTCTTATTGTTGGTAGTTGTCTAGGCTTTCTCATTGTCCTCTCCCATTGTTTCAGTTGCATATACAAACCATCTCTTACCGAATTTTTTACCTTTGACCTCCCCATTCTTTAAAGAACGGAGAAGTCTTTTTCTATTGCTTGGTGTATCGCCAAACATCAATTCAGTTGCTTCCTTTGTTGAAAGGAAACTTTTAGAATGGAATTTCATCATCACTTAACCCATCATCTGCCATTTGAGCTATTGGACTTTTAGGTGGATCAATAGTTGCCGCCAAAGTCCTCATTCCAGGTTGCGACACACCATCAGATATACTGTCTGAGTAAGTGTTAACAACAACTTCAGATATACTTACACCAAATGTTCCATCATCATTGCCAAATAGTTTGACAGAATACTTAGCATCTTTTCTCAAATGAATATCGGCTGGAGACCCATCTTTAAACGGCTTCCAATTTGAGTTACCATGAGTAGCCTTACCCTCAGAGTTTGGATATAGTGTAATGTTTGCAGTTTTTATATAACGATTAGCCATTAAATTTCCTTTCTAGTGCAGTTTCATGTTTTGTGAATACGTCTATTATCTTAGTGAAGATATCAGGGTTGTGCTTTTTAATATCCTCAATAGTCTCTTTGCTATCATTGAAATAGGCATGTAGCTCTTGCACTACTTTCTTTTGCCCACACCAATGATCAAAGTCTGCTATTTTATCTTGATGTTTCTCCCTTCTTTGTTCACTTGTTATTATTGGTTGTTCAGCAAGTGGCTTTGGTCTTTCCACTACGATTGCTGGCTTAATAGGCTCTTCAACTACCTTTGGTTTTTGAATTATCTTTTGTTGCTCAATGGCATCAGTCTTTCTGATAACGGCATCCATTTCATTGGCACTCGCATATTCTCCTCCAGCAAGACCTAGTGAAGAAAGAGCACGACCAATCGCACTTGTCTCCGCATTTTCTAGGGCAGATGTTGTATTAACCATGCCTTGTCCTCGTATTTCTTCTGCCATACCTGAACCAATTACCCTACCATCCTTGTCCGTTATGATAGCTTTTACAACTACTTTTGTACCATCATTGACAAGTATTTCAGTATCAACACCGAAATCAGTTCCATGTATTCGTCTAAAGGCTTCCATTCTATGCACCACTTGAGTGTATAGTTTGCCACCTTTTTGTTTGACACCATGAGACTTGTGTAAGTCTGCTATGGCATCCATAGTCTTCGCTAAATTACTCATCTTTATCCCTTTTAATAAGTTTACTTAATAAATTCATAAGCACTTCGTTTTGCTGAGAAGCAATCTTATGCTTATCCTCTAGTTTTGCTATACGATCCTCTAATATATCTATAGCTTGTGCATGATACTGTTCAGTACCAGTCATTGATTGTTTCCAATCGTTTAATAGTTCATTTATCATGGTTAAACTCCAGCTCTAATTTCAGCTAATGCTTGGATTCTATCTTCATCAGTTACTGTCTCGTGATGATAGTGTCTAGCACTCCACATCTTTAATTGATTTCTTCCTGACTCCCCTTTAAAGGCGGCTCCATCAACAATTACTAGCCCTTTGTCTTTTAGTGGCTTGTATCGTGCTGTAATCGTGCTGTATCGGTATTCAGGCAAGGCATACTGCACCTGATCTGATATACAACCTGTTTCTCCAAAAGAATCTATGACTGCATAAACGATTCCCTCCATTCTATTCGTGTCCACTTTCTCCGCAGATTCATGGCTTGTGAATGGATCGGTGTTTCGTCTTAATGTTTTTGGATTTGTTTTTAAATCGCTAGGGTATTTAGGTTCGTCATACATTTTATATCTCCCATAGTTGTTTTGCTAGTTGAATTATATTAGGTCCATGTCTAGCTGATAGTTGCACCATGTCAGGCTGAACTAGCCCAGCTAATGTTTTCCATGAACCATTGCTTGCTTTTAGTAAGTTCTGAGTGACTAACCAAGAACGTACTATGTCATTATAAGCTCTTTCAAGATTATCTTCTGTCATAAGCTCACAATTATTTTCATCCACTATATTATATCCAGCAGATGTTACGAATAATAAGGCTGGCTTTTCTCCTGTAGCTTTCCAATAGACTGCCTGTTGCATCACTTGTTGTGCAGTTGGCTCAGTCTTAGGCTTTGGAACTCTCCACGTTCTAGTGCCATCTTTCTTTGGTGGGTTTCTCATAGGCAATGAACATTTTAAATCGATTTGTTTGCCACCACCTGAGTAATCTTGGTAAAGCATTATAGGAACATCAAGTAAAGGCTCATCATGGTACTTCATTGATTCTCCCTCAATTCGATTAACACCAAAAAAAAACTCTCCCAATCCTTCGACCGCATGTTTAATCATCTCAGGTAAATGCTCACGAAATTCTTCGTATTCTTCTGCATCTTTTCCATTGTCCCATTTTCTAGGTGTGTAACCTTGGTACTCAGTCAAAGCAAATCTAACGGATTGATTGATATCCATAGGTTCTTGCTGACCTTGTATTGGACTGTAATTATGTAATCCTAAAGCACAGTCTACACCTGTCTGCACTTTAATGCCTGAGATTGGTCTTGATGCCATAGGAAATCCCATCTTATGTTCTTTCCTTACATAATGTTTTAGTATCATCTCATCTTTAGTTGCAGTTCCATTGCTTGCACTTTCGTGAATGATACCAAATGATTTTCTATAGTCAGGTACTTCTCTAGTCATAATAAACCACCTCAAAATCAGAATTTGAATATGTTTCTTTTTTCCTGTTCTTAGCTTTGGCAGTTACGTTAATTACAATAGCCATTTTGCCTGTCGTTTTGTCTAAAACATAATTAAAAGCAATCAAATCTTTTTCTTGTGCCTGTTTCTTTATTCCTGAAATAGACAATCTTCTATCTCCTCGATTAACAGTTTTGTAAAAAGATAAGTTACAGTTAGTTCCATCTTCGTATGATGCTGACAAACTATGCTTTTCGCCATTAACCATTGTTTCAAAATCTATTTCAAATAGTTTGGCAAACCTTCTGATACTTGTGTTCGCATCTATTATAGATTTGTTAAGCATTGTATTGGTTAGTCTAAGCTGACCAAAATCAGGGCTTAAAGTTTTTAAAATTTTATCTTCTTTTTTCATTATTATTCTCCTTTATCTCTGCTCTACATTCATCACAGATGTCTCTATCTTCTGATGGCTCATCTGCCCAAAACATTTCATTACAATCAGTACATTCATACTCGCCCATAATTCCCCCCATAATTCCCCCCATTCTTCCTACTATATGATACGATAGTATTCTCATCTATCCTTGCCGTCAACACATTATTAATACTTATTGACAGTATGTCAACATCTAAATATTATAGCAATATGAAATTAAATGAATACATTATACAAAATAAACTGACTCAGAATAAGTTTGCCATCAAATCAGGTTTAACTAGATCAGCTATTTGTAGGCTATTAAAAGGTCAAAGATTTCCAACACCTGACACTATGAATAAAATAGAACTTGCAACTCTTGGGCAAGTTAAAGCTAATGATTTTCTTAAACAAGCTCAGGAAAGAATGTAATGGCAGATAGTCGTAATAAAGGTGCAAGCTTTGAAAGAAAGATTTGCACCATGATAAAAGATAATCTTAATATAGATGCCAAGAGAAACTTAGATCAGTATCAAGCTAAAGGACAAGCTGATATTATTATTCCCAGGTGGAGCATTGAATGTAAAGCTTATTTAAAAGGCGGTAGCTACAGACAGGCTTGGTTAATTCAAGCTAAAGAATCGGCTTTGAGACTGAATCTAACACCAGTATTAATCTATAAGTTTAATAATTGTCCTATTAAATGTGTGATTCCTATAGATGTTTTATCAAGAAACTTTAGTTCTGGGCATGATTTAGTTTGTGAAGTTGATATAGAAACGTGGTTTTATATAGTTAGGGAGAGAGAAAATGCTATTTGCTGACGGATTTGAAAAGGCTTTTGTAGGTCTAACAATACCTAATCCTAGTAGTAATGAAGTTGCAGTCTATGATTATATGCTTTGTATAGATGTGCTTATGAAAAGAGATGGTATGAATGAAGAAGATGCTATTGATTATTTTTATTTTAATGTAGTTGGTGCATACGTTGGAGAATACACTCCAGTCTTTATTAATCGAGCTACTATAGAGGAAACAATAGAAAATCATGGATAAGTTTGAACTCTTACAAAATACCGCTGATGTGATTCAAGAACGTGGCGATAGTTATGGCTCTATAACTCAATGCCATCAAAGGATTGCTGATCTATGGTCTGTCATACTAGAAAAGAAAGTTGAGCCTGAACAAGTGGCTCTTTGTATGATAGCTTTGAAAATGGCTAGGCTAATGGAAAGTCCTGACCATACAGATTCATGGCAAGATATTATGGGTTATGCAATGACAG